TCTGGACTTTGTCGAAGGCGGTGATGGCTTCTTCGTAGGTTTTGAAACCGCGACCATGGCGGCTGTTGCCATCTTCGAAGCGGACGGCGAAGAAACCGTTATCCCAACGGAGCATCGAACCGGCGATCTGCCAACCGGCAGAAACAGCTTCAAGGCGGTATTCGGTCTTGCCTCTGAAACCAGCAAGCTTGGTGGCGAGAACTTCGCTCTTGGCAAAGCGTTCGCCTTCAACGGTGCCGTATTCGGCGACCAGCACCTTACCGGCAGGAATTTCGCGGTCAAACTCATGAACGTTCGGGATCATTTGAAAAGCCTTTCTTGGCTTAAAGAGGACTGGATTACTTCTTGGTCAGTTCGGCGACTTTCATGTCGATCATCTCGTCTGCCCACAGGACGACGGACGATGCAGACTGGGCGGCTTTCAGCGCGTCGGCGAAAGACTTGATGGCGGAAGCGTCGGCGGTCATGGCGGCATGGTAGAACTTAGCCCATGCACTGGCGAGGTCGGCGGCGTTCTTCTTGTTCAGGCTCATGACAATCTCTCTTTCTTCGTTTCTCTCTATGATTAGAAATTAGAACGAATTCCGATTCCAGTCAAGAGGGAATTTCAAATTATTTCGAATTTTTTGGGAAGGCATCCTTCCGGGCAAGGCGATGAAAGGCGACGATCAGAACGTCCGAGTCGCCGGTCACATCACTGGCATAAACGCAATTGTGGATTTCGGGATTGTCGGAGACGCCGTAGTAGCCGACAGGAAACTCGCCGCCTTTGTAGTATATCGCCCCGTCACACATATCGACAGGACACATGAAACACTTGTTGATGTGGGGCAGCAACGCGTCAATTTCGTTGGGGCGGATCGGAGGAAGCTTGTAGTAGGTCATTTCAAATTCCTCTCTAGGGCGACGATCAGGGCATCCGAATCGCCAGTCACATCGCTAGCATAGATCATGTTGTAAAAGTCTGGAACCGTGGCGATGCCGTAGTGACCGACAGGGTAGGCGTTCTGTTTGCCCGGTTGCTTGTAGTAGATGAATCCGTTTTCTAAATCGACGGGACCACCGAAGCACTCCTTGATGAATGGGAGGATCAAAGCTTTTTCGTCGTTGGTGATCGGAGGAAGTGTCTTGGTCATCGGAGAGCCTTTCTCAGGGAATTTCAAATTATTACCAGTTGGGTTCACCGGCATCGTTGAGGCGAGGCAGCAATTCGCAACCGCGACTGTCATAACGGTCGTCTTCACTGATACCGTAGCGGCGGGAGATTGCTTCATCGCTATCGTCTTCGGCATCAGCCGCAAGGCTATCGCATTCGGAGATGTACAGTTCTTCGGCGATCTCAGCAGCGGTCTTGCCTTCGGCAGACATGTTGAGGATGGCTTCGATCATGGATGCGCTTGGGGTCGGCATTGGAGAACCTTTCTTAGAGGGAGCCGTTACGGAAGTCACGAGCGACATCAGCCGCCCACGAATAGAAGCTAAGGTCAGCAGTGCGACCGTCAGCATACTTGACTTCGCCGTCACTGGCGACATTCAGGACACGAGAGTGTCCCTTCATGACGATGTTACGAGTGCGAACGAAAACGTAGGTGGCGTACAGGACGCCGTCATGGAAGACTTGCTTCTTGTCGGTGAAACGGACTGGCTTGATCGTCACTTTCATCTTCGTCTCTCTCTTCGTTTCTCTCTATGCTTTAAACATAGAAAAATTCCCCGTCGTTGTCAACGGGGAATTCGAAATTATTTTGAATTATTATACGGCTTTTGCCGGGTCCAGCTTGCCGTTGCGGATGAAATAGTCAATGGCGGTTGCCGCGTTGATCAGTTCACCAGCCGTATTGATGTATGGAAGGTTCTTGGCGAGGCGTAGCGCTTCCACCCGGATTTCCGGATCAGTCAGTTGGTAGATGCTGGTGAAGGTTGGGTCAATTTTGTCAGTCATTCTTTGTTTCCGTTACGTTGTCGATGAAATATTGTGCTTCGATAAAGGAGCCACGAAACGCGTCGTAATCGATTGTGTGGGTACACCACAGTCCCGGGGAAAGATGATATTCAACCGTCCCCTTCAACTGCTTGTCGTTTCCATAGCATTCGATGGCAATCTTCTTGGCGGCTTTGGTCCATTCAAGGTCGCCCATCTCGTACGATTTGAAAATCGTCAGGCGAGTGCCGTCATGCTTCACATCGACGGAGCGAACAACCCCGTCGATGATAACTTTAATCTGGTATGTGTTCATTACTTAAATCCTGAGAACGACGGCTTGCGTTTGAACCCACCACTGAATGGTGCGTCGTCGTCATCCATACGTTCGCCAAACGCGGTTTGATCCATGGTTGGGCGATCCTGAATGAGTTCGTCTTGGGCTTCCTGTTCCACGTCGTAGAAGCGCATTTTCTTCTTGTCGAGACCGATGACAAACCTCATGTTGTCAGCCTTGTCACTCCAACGGTTCTTCAACTGTTTGACCATGACTTGACCTAGCGAGTCTAGCTCTTCGGTTCGGATCAGAACGAACATCATATCCACCGTATGGGTGATGCCGATTGATTCGGAGGTATCGGTGATTTCAACGTCTGAATTGTTCATGCCGTTTCGGTTCGTCTGTGTAGCCGTGAAGATCGGCAGGTTGAGTTCAATTGCCAAGGCGCGAAGCTCTTCTGCCACTGACTTGATCAGGGTGTAGGAGTTGACCGTCCCGTTTGCCTTCAGTCGCGACGATGCGCAGATGTTCAGGTAATCGATATAGATGACATCAGGCTTGAACTTCTTCTTCAGCTTCAGTTCGTTGATGAAGTGTCGGAAGTGACCAACGTGTGCCGAACTGGTCGGGTATTCCTTGATGATCAACTTGCCGGGGGTGTTGCGCTTTACCCGGGAAATCTTGTTCAGATACATCTCCTTGGGGAGAGTGCGCAGTTCGTCCATCGACACGTCAAGAAGATTGGCGTCGATGCGTTCGCGAGTCATTTCCTCGCTCATTTCAAGGGTGATATAGAGGACGTTCTTACCGGCTGTGAGGTTTGCCGCCGCCGCGTGACACATCCACAAGGATTTGCCAACCCCGGTCGGTGCCATACACATGATCAGTGCCTTGCGTCCAACACCACCCTTGGTGATCTTATTGAACATTTCAAGATCGAATTCGAGCTTTTCTTCCTTGCTATGGTAATACTCGTATTGCTTCTCCCAATCATCAAGGTAATCGTGACCAAGATGCTGGTCGAACGAGACTGCCAATGCTTCGCTGATCAGCCCGGGCAGTTGTCCCGGATCAACGGCATTCTTGTCATCCTTCTGGTCGAATACCTTGATCGCCACCTTGACGGCGTTGTACAAGGCGCGGTCCTTACAGAACTTCTCGGTTTCGTTGACCAGCCATGTACCATCGGTAAGCGGGTCAGCCTTCAGAACATCTACAAGTCCAACAAGACCTTCAAAAGCATCTTCGTTGATCTTCCGGTCATCGTTGAATGATAGTACAATAGCCTCTTTTGAGGGAAGGCTATTGTACTTGGTCACAAAGGAATGGATCGTATTGAAAAGAACTTTTTCGTTCGGGTCTTGAAAGTATTCGTCCTTCAGGTAAGGTAGAACCTTCCTCATATACTCTTCATTGTATATGAGGTTACTGAGTACGATATTTTCAATCATTCTTGATCTATTTCCTCACTTTCTGCGACATAGCCGCTTTCGTCTTCGTCAGCCTTCACGTCCAACTTACCAAGCTTGTAAGTCTTCTTGACGTATTCCTTGAACTTCGGATTGGTCAGAACATCACCCCAAAACTCTTTGGTGTCGGTGTCCTTCATCCGGTATTTCTTGTCGGAAATCTCACCGGTCTCCGGATCGACCTTTGAATACCAGCCATTGGACGGCTTGACGACAAACTGTCCTTCAAGGGCGATGTCCATCAGACCGGAATATTTCGAGATACCACCATCGTAGAGAACGGTGAATGGCAGCTTCGACTTTTCCTGAACCAGACGGCTTTTCTCGATATTGATCGTGAATTGCCAGCCGACAAGTTCGGTGCCTTCCTTGACCTGTTGCTTGGTGATCTTCAAGATGGCGTTGGACGAATAGATGCCGCCCGTACCACCAGCGATCACGTCTTGCGGATACATCGAACCCTGTTCCTTGTAGACGTGCTGAATAGCAATCAAGGGGATGTCCTTGATGGTCAGGTGCGGGGTAACCAGTCGGAAGAAGCTCTTCAACTGCTTGGCACGGGTCATGTCGATAGTACCCTTGCCTTCAAGCGCGTCTTCGACTTCCTTCTTGGAAGCGATGTTCCCGAGCGAGTCGATCATGATAATGACCTTGTCGTCGCGCTTCAGTTCGTCAAGACGCTGGATGGCGTCAAACTTCAGTTCTTCAATGTTGGTCGTGGGGATGTGAATGATCCGATCAGGATCGATACCAAACGCCTCAAGGTACTCTGGCGTTGCCCCGAATTCGTTGTCGTAGAACAGACAAATGGAATCCGGATACTTCTCAAAGTATGCCTTGAGAAGGTAGAGCATCACAAGTGTCTTAAAGCTCTTGGATGCGCCTGCGACGTACGTGACACCGGAGGCAAGACCGCCGTCGATTTCGCCGGATAGGGCGATGTTCAGGATCGGCAGGTTAGTGGTGATTAGGTCTTTTTCGTTGAAAATGACAGATTTGGAAAGAACTGAGGCGGTCTTGGTAGAACCAACCTTCAGCATGCGATCTCTTAGTGGTGACATATATCCTTTGCGTCTCGTATGTTAGATGTATGGAATTTGTTGAGCGCCGTAAGACTCGTTGACATTCTCACAGACAAGAATATCAGCTACGGACTCACGACCGTAGTTATCAGTTCCAATAATTTTCATGATTGAACCATTAGTATATAGCAAAATTAAGGGGATGGCAACCCTAGAAACAGTCTAGGGTCGCACGATGTTCCGTATCCCAACCGATGACGTTCAGGATGTTTGCCATCGGGGCAAGGAACGTTTTTTCAAACTGGGCAGAATAGTCGATGTACTGGGCAAGGTCAGCCATCTCCGGAGGCAATTCGCCCGGGCATGAGATGACCTTGTCGAAGGTCGGGTTTGGCTGCTTCAACGTTGCATACCTGATCTTGTCGCCGTCCCGGAGCTTGGGGAGAACCTTCTGAAGCTTGCGCTGTTCGATCAGTTCGTTGTAGGTCAGAGCACCCTTGACATGGGTTGGAGCACCAGACTTCCACCGGTCGTGCCGGTCGTAATACTTCTCCATTCCCCTAACGCCGGAATTGCGCGCCACCTTATCAAACGGCATCTCGTAGAATTCCTTCCGGAATGCGTCGATGTATTCGATCAGATCGTCGTTGGTGCCGTTCATGACCACCTTGAAGGCGTCACGAATCTTCTCACGGCAGACAGCCGGGGTAGTCGAGCGAACGACTTCAAGCCCGGTGAACTTCAGCTTCGGCGTCTCGAAACGAACCCCTTCAAGGTCGTAGATGTTGAGGATGTACCGCTTCTTGCCGGTCCAGATGCCACGGTCGGAAATCGCTTCCCGCTTCATGTTCATCTTTTGGGCATAGGCATTGGTATAGACCGCGATGCCTTCGAACACCTTCGTCAGGTATGGTTCAAGCGCTTCCTTGCACATCTTGTCGATGAAATCAACCGTCTCGTGCTTGGTCTTGCCTTCACAGAACTTGTCAACGATGCCCTTGAATTCAATATACATCGAGTCGGTATCGTTGGCGATGATATAGTCAACGTCAGTCGTCCCGAGGATTTTATTGAAGTATTTGTTGACTTCGCGCGATGTTACCTGAATGACCAACTGACCGGTCGTCGTGACCGCTTCGGCATAGTCGATATTGTACCAGCGGAAATAGGTATTGGCGAGAGCGCCATAGGCAGAGTTCAACAGAACCTTACGGGCAAGCTGAATGGTATCGTAGAGGACCGACAGCTTCTTGTATTTCGGGTCTTGGGTCTTTTCGTAGAGCTTCTTGTTCTCGATACTCATCTTCTTGAATTCTTTGCGTTCAGCATAGAATTTTTCCATGAGTTCCGCCAAGAAGCCTTGACTTGACCTATCCCATAAGGTCCGATTCGGGGCAATCGCCAGATTATTTGTCTTCAAATAATTTTGAACGTGAGGATTGTCCAGTGCCCCGTCAACGATGGCATCCACCGTCAAGGAAGGCATGTCGAGCTTGCCGCGATACATCTCCGGAGAGATGTTGTTCTGCATGATGTTGTGCGGATAGAGCGAGTCCAAGTCTTCGGACACAACCCATTCGTACATGCGCGGGATTGGTTCCTTGACGAAACCCCCGGCAAACTCGTCGGAGCGCAGCGATACCTTCTTGCGCGGAACAACCTGATTGCGTGCCATCAGGAAGTTATGGATGATCACATCCCATGTCTTCACCGGAGAGAACGTATCGGTATAATTGATCTTTGCCTGATACGCCACAGCCTGAACGAGGGCGATCAGCTTCAGCTTCTCTTCCAAGAGGTTGATGACTTCAGTATCTTGAATGTTGTATTCAACATAAAGCTGGTAGTTGCGGGTGTACAGGTCGTGAAGGTCTTTGTAGCCAAGTTCCTTGTAGTCGAGCTTGCCGCTTTCCAGTTCTTCCGCTTTGGCAATGAATTCGAGACGATAGGTCTCACGTTTGACGAAGGTCCATTTCTTGTACAGATCAAGGTAATCGAGCACTTCGATACCATAGATGTCATAGCCTTCGTATTCGTTCTTCTCGACATCGCGCTTGGTGCGAGCCTGAATGATGCCCCATGGGGACAGACGCGATGCCCACTTCTCGTCAAGGATACGAATGATCCGGTTGACAAGATAGGTCATGTCGAAGCGATCCACGTTCCACCCGGTGACAATGTCAGCGTCCAGCTTGGCGAATTCTTCAACGAAGGTCTGAAGCAACAGCGCTTCGCTATCGCACTTGATGTACCGGACGTTGGGACGGTGCGGGACATAGTTGCCGTTGCCAATCACCACGAATTCACCACGAAGTGACATGGTGATGGCAGTGAACTCCTTGTCGGCTTTCTCAGGTTCGGGGAACCCGTCGTCCGACATGGTCTCGATATCGAGGGAGACGATATTGATATAGTCCGGGTCAAATTCCCCGGAGTAGTTGTCGTTCATGAAAACGTATTGGAAGTCATCCAAGCCATGCCATTCGAAGCCGGAAACGTCCTTGTAATTTTCAACGAATTCCTTTGCTTCCCGCATGGATTCAAAGTCGATCTTTGAGACCGGTTTGTTCCATGCGGTGAAGTGTAATGCTTCAGTGTCGGGCTTTGCTTGAACGAACAGATACGGCTTGTACGGGACTTTCATCCGAGTGCGCTTGCCGTTGTGAACTTCTTTGACCAGAAGTTCCTTTCCGTACTTGCGTACGTTCGTTGGAAATAAGCTCAATTCTCAAATTCTCGATTTTTATAAATATTCTTTTCAATAGGAGAGAATATTCATTAGATGTTTCTGGAAACAAAATATACCAAATGGTACTTTGAAATAATCGCCGCAGCTTCCACACAAGACCGTAAGAAATATTCAGGCGAATACTTTGAAAGGCATCACATTATACCAAAATCATTGGGCGGTTCAGCCAAGAAGACTAACTTAGTATTGCTCACTGCCAAAGAGCATTTCATCTGTCATTTACTTTTGACAAAGATGGTAGACGGTAAGGACCGCTACAGAATGGCATGCGCGCTCAATTCTATGACTTGGTCCGTAGATGGACGAATCATCTCTTCAGCGCAATTTTCGATGGCGCGTAAGCTATTTGCCATCGAAAATTCCAACGCCAAAAAAGGTAAGAAGAGAAAGCCTTTCACCGATGAAACCAGAGCCAAAATGTCAGCCGCAAGACTTGGTAAAAAGGATGGTCCGCATAGCCAAGAACACAAGGATAAGATCGCAGAATCCAATAGAGGACGAAACAAGACTTACAGTTTCGTCAATCCGCATGGCGAAGTGGTAACGACCAACAATATCACCGAATTATGCGAAAAGTATGACCTTGGGATCAAGGCTATGTATGGACTGGCTAACGGCAGTCTCCGGAGCACCACCTACAAAGGATGGAAGCATCATACCCACGGATGGTGAATTTTACACCCCGGTACTGCCGATGCCGCCGATACGATTTGATGTCGTGGTGATTGGATCATGGGTGACAGTGAACACATGACTAACGACGGGAACCAATTCGGCTTGGGCGATGCGGTCGCCGTTCTTGATGGTGAAACGTTCGGTGGAGTTGTTGACCAGCATGACATAGGTCTCATGCGTGTAGTCAGAATCGATCACCCCTTCGCAATTGAAGACGGTGACGCCATTCTTCCAAGCAATACCCGAGCGTGGGTGAACACGCATGGAATAGCCGCGAGGGATGCCAAACACCCAACCGGTCGGGATCAATGCGCGTTCATGGGGAAGAAGGACGTATTCCTGTTCAGGTGTGACAGGTACGGCGGACTTGTGATTATTCACGTCAAACGTGGCAATTTCAAGACCGGGAGCGAACGACGCGGATAAATCGAAGCATGCGGCTTGATAAGTGCCATAATCCAGAGCATTTGCAGACTCACGTAGGCGGAATAGTTTGATGGTTGGAAGTTCTGACATTAGCGGATACCTACGGCATATTTGCTGACCAGTTGCCAGTTGGCACGATCCTTGTGTGAGATAACTTTGATGTTTGACATCGACGCGACAGGATCGCGAATGTCTTCGACCGGGGACAACAGACCCCATTCCTGAAGCAGGAGGGTGATCGCATTGCGGCGAGCGCGATCCTCTTCGGAGAAGGTCGTTTCCTTGCCGTCCAGCATGAACAATTCCTTGAAGTGGATGATCGCATAGCGACCGCGCTTGTGCAGGATGTGACAGGATTGGGTGAGGGTATTGGTCTTGCGCGAGGCAACCCCGATGCGTGTCAGGGTTTCTTTCACCTTCAGGAAGTCTTCAGGAGCACTCAGGACGATTTCAACTCCGAGACCGTTGAAGATGTCTTCATTTTCTTGCATTATTTACTATTCCGCCTTGGGCATATTGTTGCTTAATTTTCTCGATTTCTTCAGCCGGGAGCATAGCCAGATACTCCCGACCGACGTTCTTGTTGACCTTGTAATGATTACAAATTAGCTCCAAGTCATCCGGGTTGGACGCCTTGTGCCACTTCGAAAAGCGCTTCTTCTTGCGAACCGCATTGAACAGGAATTCGTATTGAGGACGATTGTCCAGATGCGAATGCTGGTTCATCAGATTGGCATGAAGAACCGTGTCGGGGAAATAGGATAGGGCGATGTTGGTCAGGTAGGCATTGTAACCCGATTCGGCATCTTCCCAATCGTCGCCGCTCATCATCGGGTCGCGACCGGAGTTGATCGAATTCACATAGTCAAACACTTTATTCGACATCGTCGGCTTCCACCTCTATTCCGAAATCCTCATAGCCGATCACCTCGTCTTCAACGTGCTTTTCCATCTCGTCAATACAGGGTTGACAGATGTAAAGGGACGCGGTGCCGGTCGAACCGTTGCCGTCGTCGTAACGATACCACAGTTCCTTCATTGCATCTTTTGCATATGTGCTATTGCAAGCCATGCATTCAGTCTTATTAGAGGGAAACAGTCCCCAAAACCAGTTGAACAATTATTCCCTCCAACTGCATTCCGCCATCAGAGACACCATAGCCGCCACCCGGTTGATTTCCGAGTTTGCCACAAATGCTTCCTTGTACTGGTAGTCGGCAAGGACGATGATTGCCGAGGCAACGGATGCGGTGCCACTCAGGAACTCTGGAAGGGTATCGTAGAGCGCCCGATACAGGTCCGCCGAATCGATGTCCGAATGTTCGGCGATCCACTTGCGCATATCGGTGAAGTTCTTGTCACGAAGAAACTTGACAAGGGTGGTGACGTTCTCGGTGGAGGCACCAGCCGACAGAATGCCGACATCAACCGAACCGGTCCGGGAATAGCGCTGAAGAACGTTCAGGGTCTTGCGGAAGTCCGGGAAGAACCGCTGGACCACTTCGGCAAGCACCTTCTTATCGTAGGGCACACCCTGATCGTTCAGGATATGCTCAACCCGAGCAAAGAAGGTTGCGGCGATCTTCGGGCGTTCAGCCTTCGGAACCTTGAAGGATACCGGAGGACAACGCGATTGAAGGGCGTCGGTGATCTTGTTGATGTGGTTGGCGGTGAGGATGAAACCACAGTTGGCGGAAAAGCCTTCCATGAAGTCACGCAAGCCTTCCTGAAGCTTGGCGGTCATACCATCGGCTTCTTCGATGATCACAAACTTACGACCGCCTGTAAAGGAGACGGTCGAAGCGAATGTGGTGATCTCGTTGCGAAGGGCGTCGATGCCTTGGGTTGAACCGTTCAGGCGAATGTAGTCCGCCCCGATTTCCTCAAGCAAGGCGCTGGCAACGGTGCTCTTACCGATACCACACGAACCCGCAAAGGTCATGTTGGGCAAGTCACCTTCGTCCACCATCTTCTGAAAGGACTTGCTCAACTCCGAAGGAAGGATGACATCAGCAATCTTAACCGGGCGATAGATTTCGCTCCAAAGATATTCTGACAATGAATTATTCCTTTTCTTCAGTTTCCGGGATGTTTTCGACTGCGGGGGTGGGCAAGCGGTTGTTCTGTAGGGCGTGGTTGAATTCGCCGATCACACTGGCAACAGCGCCGTATTCTTCTAGCTTGAATGCCCCGCGATCCGCTGCCGTCTTGATGACGGAGTAGATACCAGTGGCGAGACTTTCGGTGATGTAGATGCGAGACGGAGGAATGGGGGCGGGGGTAGGTGTCATATTTTAGCGTTTCCTGTCAGGGGTTTCGACGGCGATCCAATAGGTGACGGTGTCGGTCTTCCATTCAACGATGGTTTGACCAATCGAGACGTGGTAGTCGCCTTGCAATAATTTAAGCTTGGTAGTGGCGATTTCGATCTTCTTACCGATCTCGCCATGGACGGTCGCCGGGAGGACGACACTGTAGACGTTGGTCGTCGGGTTCTTCTTATCCGTAGTGGAGATGCGAACCTGACCGTCGTCAATGCTGGTAATCTGAATGTCGGGCAATTGCAAGACCGAACTAGCGTTGATCAGATTTTTAATTTCTGCATAGCTGATGTCGAACTCAGTATGCACATCGCCAACCGGCAGACTGTCCTTCTTCGGGGAGAGGATCAGGTTTTCGGCGGCATATGTGTAATTGATCGAACGCTTACCATCCGAGATGGAGAAGAAACCATTATCAAAACGAATTTCCGGATCATTGAACAGGGTCAACGACGAAAGGAACTGTGAGATGTTATAGATACCGGCATCGCCGTCAATCTCTTCTTCAATAGTCGAGACTGCCATCACGTCCTTTTGCGGGGACACGGTCTTGATAAGGTTCCCCTTCCGCAACATGACGGAAGGGTTAATGGTCGAAAAATTCTTCAGGACCGAGATTGTGTTATCTTTGAATTTCATGCTTGAGTTGTATCTTCTTTATCATAAAATGACGGCGTCGATTCTGCGGTAGCGGTGATGCTTGCCGAAATCGAAGCCAGATGCGGGATGGAACCCTTGAAGTGATAGGTGCCGACATGGGTGAGCTGCATCCAAGGACATACCCAAACCTTCAGACCGATCTTGCGAGCGTTCTGGCAAAACAGGTAGTCTTCGGATAGATACCGCTTGGAGGCGGCTTGTTCCCGCTGCTTCAGATCAACAATCTGCTTCTTGACTGACTTCAGCGCCTTAACGTCGCCAGCGTTCATGACAGCCGCCAGAAGCTTGTTGATCTCAGTGTCGGTGCGTCCCCGGTCGATTTCACAATCAAAGTAGGCATAGACTTCGCGCGAGCCATCGAACGACGCGGTGCGTACGTGGTCAGGACGATAGTAGCCATGGGGGAGCTTGGAAGCGTAGGTGGCAAACACAGACTTATGAATCATCATGAAGCCGGTGCCCGCTTCCAACACTTCAACGGGTTCGTCTATTTTAAACGATGTCGCCCCGTTTGCCAAGTTAAAAACGAAGTCCCCAACATAATTTTCAAGGTCATGCGGGTTGGTGACGGTGCCCGATTGAACTGCCTTGACGATCTTTTCAAAGGCGATGACCTTCTTCGGATACGGTCCACAGATGATGTCGTAGCCGGTTCCTTCATCGCAGAGATACAGGAGGGTCAGCACGTCTTGAAAATTGAAGCTGATGTCAGCGTCGATGAACAGCATGTGGGTGCAGTCGGAACGGAGAAATTCATCTACGCAATAATTGCGGGCACGCTGGATAAGCGATTCGTTGAAGATGAAGTAGAACTGAACCGGGATGCCATGTTGGGTGAAGAACATCGATAGTTCGGTGATTGCCCGGGAGTAAACCCCGGTACACATGCCACCGTACATCGGCGTTGCCACAAAAAGTTTCTTGTGGCGAAGTTCTTCGGTGGAAAATTGAGCTTTAAGGTCACTCAAGACTATTTGTCCTCTTTGATCCGAGAGAAACCCTTTTCCTTTTCAAAGGTTATGGTCCGGTCGAATCTTTCACTGAGTTGATCATTTTTGTGGGAAATGACGAAGATGTTGGTCGTCTCTCCTAGAGAACTGAAGATTTCCATCAGCAGTTCGCTTCCGCTGGAATCAAGGGAGCCGTCGAAGACTTCATCAAGGATGAGAAGGTTGGTGCTCATGGAAGAGCGTAGCCGGGATACGTCGCGCCATGTCATCAGGAGTGCAAGGTCGATCTTCGCCTTTTCGCCTTCGGAGAATGACGCATAGCTGAACACGTCGCGGTGACGTGACTTGATCGTTTCGCTGAAGTTCTCATCTAGCTCGAAATTCACGAAGAATTCCAGCTTTTCAAGGTACTTGTTTGCCAGTGAGTTGATCACCGGTATGTACTGTTTGATGATTGCCGCCTTGATGCCGCCATCCTTCAAGAGAGAAGAGGCGACCGACAGGACTTCCCGGTCTTCGAAGTTGGCGGTTTGCTGATCGTGCTTGTTGTTCAAATCCTTGTTCAGGATCGCCACGTCAACTAGGTCTTCAGACTTTTGACGTTTGGTCGCAACGTCAAGTTCGCGTTGCGTCGAATCAGCAGACTTTCGGAGAACCGCTATACTAGCATTCTCCTTGGCAATGTCAAGCTGTAACTTCGAAATTTCTTTCTGGATGTCGCTAACTTGTTTTAGTTTCGAATTAGCCGTGTCAATCTCTTGGTTCAGCAACTCGAAACTGTCTTGGATTTCCTTGACCTTGCATTCCCGGTCGGTAATCTCGTCAGCCTTGAAGTGGGACTCAATCGACTGCTTACAGGTCGGGCAATTGTCGTTCTCAGAATAGAATTTGATTTCCTTCTGGAAGCCTTTGACCTTTGTGTTTAGCTGGTTCTCAAGGGTCTTCAGCTTGTTCAGCTTGGTGTCGCTGTAGCCAACATCTTCCATCTGCTTCAGCAAGGCGGTCACCCGGTCCTGCATGTCGGCAATGATGTCAGTCATCGAATCGATGTCCTGATTGAAGTCTTCAATCTTGGCACGAAGATTGGATAGCTCGTCTTCGTTGCGAACCCGGATCGATTCATTGAACCGGGTTGCCGAGTCGATCTTGCCTTCAAGCAAGTCCATCTCGTACTTCAGGTCTTTGACGGCTTCCTTGTTGGCGTCGATCCGCTTCTTCAGGAGGACGTTCATGGCGGTGAACACCTGAATGTCCAGCAAGTCTTCGATCACTTCCCGGCGCTTCGGGGTTGGCAACTGCATGAACGGGGTGAACGATGCAGAACCGAGAACGACGATCTGAGCGAACGACTTCATATTCATTTTCAGAATAGATTGTTCGATGACCGCCTGATAGTCCTTTGCGTCGGCGTCCTGATTAAGCAGGGTGCCGTTCTGGTAGATTTCGAAGATGTTCGGCTTGATGCCCCGGACAATCTTGTAGTCAACCTGATTGGCTGAGAACTCGATTTCCACGACCATGTCACGCTGGTTGACGCTCGAAACCAACTGAGGTTTGTTGATGTTCCGGAACGGTTTGTTGAACAACACGAAACATAGGGCGTCCAGCATCGTAGACTTACCAGCACCATTTACACCACGAACGATGGTCTTTGGAACCTTGTCGATGTCGATTTCTGTGAAGTAGTTGCCGGTACTTAGGAAATTCTTATATCGAAGGGTTTTGAAAATAATCATGAGTGTTCCTTTTAGACCACCCTACCCGTTGGCTGGTTTTCCGTCTTGACTGACATCGGGAGAACCACATGCACTTCAGGAACAAACGTCGATTCGCTAATGTAGCGTTTGATCAGGAGTCGGCGGTCGCCGACTTCCAATAGAAATTCAGCAAGAGCTTCGGCGGTGATGTATTCTTGGTCGTCCGTCATTGGAACGCTTCCTTGTAAAGGTTTTGCAACAGGTCGTTGACGCGAGCCTTGTCCGCCTTGACTTCGATGGTCTCAACATACTTCTTGATGATTGTGGGGGTGTCTTCGGCTTCATCGATCACCTGTGCTTCGTCATGGACGATCCGCATGGTTTCATCAATGATCTTCACGTCGAGCGCGCCTGCTTCGGCGATCTTGTCAAGCAGGATGTCGAAGATGTAAGGGTTGTTCTTGCGCCGCACCATCAGCTTGATCGCCTTACCGGCAATGGTCGAAACGTCCAAAGCCTGAACGTCGTCAATCGACATTTCGGTGTCGTCATAGTAGATTTTGTGGAACATCCGGAACGGGTTCTGGATGAACTGCAATTCCCGGGTGTCGGTGTCGAAGATGTGGAAACCGCGCTTGCCGTTGTAGTCTGACCATGTCATCTCGTAGGGTGCGCCAAGATATTTGATATTAGCATATTCGGACGGATTATGGAAGTGTCCAGACCAGACAGAATCGAATTTTCCAAAAATTGATTTGTCCAGACCATGAACGCAAATCTGTCCGCCATCCATCTCAAAGCCGGTAATTTCAAAGTGACCTAGCACCACGGATGCCTGACTTTCGGCAATCGTCTTCAGACTACTTTCCCGGTTCTCATCGCAGAGCCACGGTGTCAGGAGGAAGTCAACCCCGCCTATACCAACGACCGTTGGGTCATTGTCGTAAATCTTCAGCTTATCCGATGGTGCGTATCGATAGAGGATATCCAGCGCATTGATCCGGTTCGTGTCCTTATACGAAACGTCATGGTTGCCCGCGATGATGTGGGTTTCGTATCCACCATTGAACAGTGGCTTCATCAGCGTCGTTTCGAGTTCGTAGGCGGTCTTGAAGTTGACAAACTTGCGTCGGTCCACCAGATCGCCGCCATGCAGAACATGGGTGACCTTGTTGCGCTCTAGTTCCGGGAAGAACACGTCGGTATAGAACCGTTTCTGGTTCTCCATAATGTCCGGACCATCATTGCGCGCCCCGAAATGTGTGTCAGTAATGATGGCTACCTTGGTCAAGCGGAAAGTTTCTCCAAGTCTGCCTGTAGTTCCCGAACCAGTTCCTGCAACTTGCCGATCTCTTGGTTCTGCCCGAGGATCATCTTTTCCTTATCGGAAACCTCTCTTCGGTTCTTCTCAATCAGGGTGTGTAATCTGATGATTTCTGCATCGATAAACTTCTTAGTCTGACTCATTCTAATTCCTTCAGTCTACGTCCAGAGCGCCCTTATTCTTGCTCGCCTTCTTGGACTGTTTTTTGGCTTCCATCCTTGCTTCAAAGTCGCGAACGAATTCGTTCATGTATTCGGAGTTGATGTCGAACACTTCGGAATTCAGACTGCCGTCATTCACGTCAGCCGAGTTGATGTTCTGGAGCATGAAGTTTTCGATGGACTTGTACTTGAGATAAAGCTGAAGCTTTTCTTTTTCGATCCGTCGCAGAAACGCATAGTGGGTGACTTGCGTGAAATATGCGAACGGGTTCTTGCCTTTCTCAGGATCGAATGATTCATAATAGAGAATCATATTTTCGAGCGCGTCATAGACTAGCTCTTCACGAAACGCATAGGAACCGAAGGACGGCTTGCGTGAGTATCGTTCGGCGATCTGGAGAAAGCACTTCCCGATATAGTCCGGGAGGATCGGTTCTGGCAAGCCTGCATCTCGGGCAATCTTCAATTTATCCCGATGCTTTACCAGTTCTTCCAAAAAACTTTGATTATTGATATAATGGGCTTTTCGTTTACGTCTTGGCTTGGCAAGTTCAATAGCTATATTGTCAGTCATTATCCTTTCTCATGGTGGAATGCACATTATAATGAAAACAAAGGGTTGTGTCAAGTGCTTTCAAAAATAAATTTGAATAATTGAAATTAACGCTTGACAACCTTACCAAACGTGATATAATCAGGGTAACCGCTTGAAAATATAATTATAACTGATGGTTAAAAGAATCAGTCGGATCAATGGCGGGTCTTTGATCCATGGTCGAATATCTGTTCCAGATCGTCGTCGGTCATCCCGTCAAGATTGAAACCCTCATAGGCGTCTGTGTCGGTCGACTCTTGATTTATCGATTCAAGAAATGACTGATAAAACTGAGTAGCTTTGTCGGTCGCCTTGCCGAAGAAATAGGTATCATTCAAACTGATATTGACATCCTTCTGTTCGGCATAGGCAATCCAGTATTTGGCAATAGCCGTTCCGGTCGATGGATCAGCCTCAAAGGTAATCGCTCCCTGTACGAAGACATCCGTCGATTCGAGATCGGGTTCTGCCGGGGAGTCGTGGATGCCAAGTAGCTCTTCGCCATTCTTCAGCTTAATGTAGTAAACGTTCATTCGATGATGTCTTTGTCTTTCAATTCAATTTTGTTGATGGAATAGTCAAACCCTTCTTCGGCGTAGGTCGTGACACGTTCGCGGAAGTGACGCATGGTATGGTTCACCCAACTGTCATTGGGGAACATCAGGTCGTCGGCGATGTCGTAGAGGGTTGATCTGGTATTATTTATACCGCGTCTCAGGACACGTCCGATGGACTGAAGGTTGCGTATCTTCGACTTGGACGGATGAGCAAAGATCAGATTATCGAGATTGACGATGTTAATGCCGCGCTGGAACACACCATAGGAGGCGATGACAATGACATTATTATTGGCTTCGGTGATTTCCCGGACTTTTTCGCGGTAGTCGGTCGAATCCTCACCAGACACCAGAAGGACTTGGATACCTTCCTTCTTCAGCATCTCAGCCAATACCTTACCATGCTTGTCCACGAATTGGAACAGGATCAAGGTATTGCCCTTCAGGTTCCATGCAAGGTTTCGAATGAACTTGTTGCGGGGCTCATACTGGACAAGGAAGTCGATTTCGGTCTGATAGTCCTTCTTCTTCATCACCTTCTTGACGGTCGGATGGTAGTCGGCAACGATGCATTGAATATCGAACTTAACGAGGGTGCCGTCTTCGATCAGGGTCTTGGTATCGACAATCGGGATGGCTTCCCCGAATAGCCCTTCAAGGACCATCTGATTGCACTGGGTGCCGTCGAGCGTCCCGGTAAAGCCAAGCTTGTACTCACACTCGGGGGTCTTTTCCATGATTTCGATCAAGCTCTTTGCTTTAAATTCATGGCACTCATCCCCGATGATTCCTTCGAACTTGGCGAACCACTTGACATCCTGCTTATAGATCGACTGCCATGTGGAGATTGTCACCTGAGCGTCAACGTTCTTGTCCACCCCGCCTTCGATCTGGTGCATGGTGAAAGGATCAACGCCATTGTTATAGTCGATGAAATCCTTTGACATCTGCCGTACGAGGGCCTTGGTCGGAACAATGATCAGGACTTTCTTCCCGGTCTGGACCAGATAGCGAGTGGTCAGATAGATCGAAAAGCTCTTCCCCGATGATGTTGCCGACAGGAAGATCGCACGCTTGCGCGACAGACCATAGAACACCGTGTCGTTCTGATACCAGCGTGGCTTGTGCTTGGTCTTGTACAGTTCTGCCAAGCCATCCCCAACATCCCGAGGAACCTTCTCGGTCGGGACTAGATCAGGATCGATGTCCAGAACATAATCGCGCTTCTGGCAAAATTCCTTTACGCGAGGAAGAAGCCCCACGTAAAGGTTGCCGATCATCGGATTGAGCAGCTTGATCTTGCCGTCCCATCTACCCTGCTTGAAGGCTGGCATGTGCTTGTAGCCGGGAACCTCAAAGGTGAAGAATTCGCCAAGCTCCATTTTCAAGCCCGGGTCGCACACCACCTTCATGTGGATGTCGTTGATTTTGACTAGGGTAATCTTATCCATGCGGGGTTGCTGGCTTAGTAGCCGCCAGCCTCAAATTTCTTGTGATCAATGTAATTTTTCAGGACGTTGCTTCGATAATTGATGCTGGCAACGATGCTCTTGAGGAAATCGACAATCGTGTCTTGGTATCCAATCTTCAGGGAGAGATTGATGATGTCGTCGTCGGTTTCGATGTATTTGGGGATTTCTGATGGGCGAAGCTTCAACGGGCAGGGGAGCCAACCGCGTTTCTTCAATTCATCGGGGTCAAGTATTCCCCGGTAATAATCGTCTTTGACCTGTACTAGCTTCTTGTAGTCTGCCTCAAGTTTAAGCAAGCGAAGCTTTTCTTGAGAGTATTTCATATAGTATTTATTATGTAGGAACGGGATGTTGATGCATTCTCTATTGATCTTTGTTTCATCAATAGCTCCATCGGTGCCCCACATTTCGTGGAGTTCGTCAAGCGTCATTCATTATACCTTTTTAATGTTCTGGTAATCCATGTAGTCATATTGGAAAGTCGCGGTGGCAGTGACGAAGGTGATGTCGGTCTGCGTCACGTCTAATTCGATTTCAGAAAGAGTTTTGGGGAACAGGTTTCGGAAGGTGAACTGGTGGAGGGGGTTCTTCTGCGAAGACATTACGATCAGGGTTGCATCCGACACCCAACCGTCTCCGGAGGTGGCAAGCTTGGTGAACTGTTCAGCTTGTTGCGGTGCCGATAGACCGATCAGCCAGCCATACACCTCAAGCCAGTTTGCCATGTCCTCATCGACCTTGAAGGTGATGGAGAGTTCGTCATGGTTGAGCTTCTGACCGGGATAATAGATGCGACCGCCAAACCGGTTCGGTTGCTCCGAGTCGCCAAGCTGGATACCGGGAATGCTCGCCCGCTGAATGAAGTAGTTGGTTTCCTTCAGCCGCTTGATTGAGAACTGAAAGTCGATGCTTTGAAGCAGGTTGTTAGACACGGCGAATTTCCTTGGGATTTGTTTCAATTATTTATACGCGGGCTTGACCGGGATAGGCTTGCCTGCTAGACGTTTTGAAAATTGACCGGCGACGAGAGGCTAATGGAAAGAGATATCGAACGTTTTAAAAATCTGACACGCGAGGGATTGGAGATAATCCGTCTTGCCAGAAACAACATGTACAAAGAAGAGTTTGAGGAATGCATCGCAGAACTATGTGTCGATGGCAATCTTCGCTATCCATTGTTGTTGGCTGGAACCGTTGCCACGGAAGTTCATGTACAGGTCGTGGAAGAGTCACGAAAAAACCCCGAGCCGTGAAGCCCGGGGTTGAAACGTTCCGTCAGGAACCTTCTGATTAGAGAAGGTTCGTAACAGCTACACGACGGTAGTAAACGTTGGAGTTGGCAACCAGTGCGCCGTTGCCCTGAGTCAGGCCCTGTGCGAAGGGGTTAGCAACAATACCGTAACGGGTTTTGAAGCCAATCTTCGACTGGAAGCTATTCTCGCCAACTGCACGAACCATCTGAAGCGGAACGTAAGGAGCGTAGAACAGACCGGCGTCGTAGGTGTTTGCACCCTTGTAGCCGACGATCAGGTAGTTCGCACCAGCGTACGGATCGATGTACACGCGGAAACGACCGTTGAGAACGCCGATGAAGGTGTTGCCAGTGTCGTCCGGGGACAGACCGTTGTTGCTGTTGAGAGCAGGGGCGTAGTCAAGGATACCAGCCATTTGCAGAGCAGACGCAACGTCCGAAGAGCAGATGATGATGTTACCCTTACCGCGACGGGTTTCGCGAGCGATGGCGTTGGCTTCGCGCTCGATTTGGAACATCAGGCCCTTGAACTTTTCTACCGACCAGCGACCGTTAGAGTCAACGTCAAGGTCGAACGTGCCAGCAGTCGTGGTTTCAGCAGCGCCAATCTTCGAAGTAGCGTAGATCGTGCGGATGAGTTCGCGGTTGATGTCCGTGAGCAGTTCAGCAGCGAGCATGTTCGCCAGTTCGGTTTCAGCGTCAAGACCGTGAATTGCCTTCAAGTCCTGTGCGATTTCGCTGGAGTATTCAGCCTTCAGAGCGCGGCTCTTTGCAGTCACGGTAACCTTTTCGATGTCGAAGGTCATTTCGTGGAAAGCATTGTTGGCAGCATCGCCGAGTGCTTCAGCAGCAGCCGTCGAGAGGCCCGCACCAGAAGCGAACAGCGAGGTGTTGGCAACGTTAGCACCAACTACGGAGCCGAGTGCGCCGATCTGCGAACCAGTGCCGCTGAACGCCGTGTTGGCTTCGTTGTAGAATGCTTCAGTCTTAACAGCCGAGTTTGCCGGATCAACGTACTTCGAACGCATTGCGAAGATGAGGCCCGTAGGACCGGTCATCGGCTGAACGCCAGCAATGTCGTAAGCGATCAGGTTAGGCATCGCGCGACGAACGAGCGAGATCAGAACCGGGTCGTAGTTGGCAACGTTGCCAGTGTTGGTCGTCGGTGCCGATTCCTGAAGCAGACCGGACATGTTCATTGCGCCTTCGGAGCGGAGAACATTTTCGGTATTTTCAAGAACCATGGCAGTGACGCCAGCGCGGTGGGAGTCCTTGATCGGCGCGAACTTGTCGTGCTCAAGAACTGGTGCCCACTTCTTCTTTACGTCTTCAGTCAACATTTGGATTAACTCTCCTTAAGTTAAATATTTAAATCTATTTAGGAAATTTTTTACTTGGCGAAACGCGAGAGCGCTTCAGCAAGAGAAACCATTTCCGGTGTGCCAGAGGGACCAGTTACGGCAGCTACTTCTTCCGTGAGGGTTTCCGTTACGTCGGATTGAGCGACAACGGCAGCTTCATTGAAGAAGGATTCGCGAAGTGCCTTGACCTTGGACACGTAGTCGTCGGTGGAGGCGGACTGTACGTTTTCAGCAAGCGAACGAAGCTTTTCGACCTGAGTGTCAGCAAGACCTTCAGCAAGATCGGCAAAAGCGATTTCGTTCTTGAGTGCAATGATCTGTTCAGACAGTTCAGCGTTTTCCTTGACGGAAGCAGAGAACTTCTTCGTAACAACGTCGAGTTCGGTTGCCATTTCGTTGATCGTGTCAACCTTGGACTCATCGACAACAACGTTGTGTTCAACGAACAGGCTCTTCAGACCGTCGAGAAGCGATTCAGCAAGTTCGACCTTGAGACCGGACTCAACAGCAACAGCGTTCTCGTCAAGCCACTTCTTGGAAGTGAATTCCATGAACTGTTCAACCGTTTCGGAAAGGTCTTTTTCAACAGCAACAGATGCTTCTTCAAGCTTGGCAGCGTATTCGGCTTCCTTAGCTTCAGTGAAGGCAGCAACAGCAGCGGCAACCTGTTCGCGAACAGCAGCTTCGAAAACAACAGCAGCCTTTGCCTTGAACTCTTCCGAGAACTCTTCGCCTGCAAAGAGGCCCTTAACGGCTTCATGCAGACCAGCGTCATTCGAACCTTCAGGCGTCTTTACGAACTTCTCGACATTATCTGCCGAGCCGCCATTCTTTAGTTCTTTGTCAGCCTTGCGCTTTTGGACTTCACCACCAGCACCAGTGACCGGATCGGCAGCTACGGAGTCTTCACCCGTCGCCTTTGCTTCGATCAATTCTTTCGTCATCGTTAATCTCCTAGATTAGAAATTTAAATTATTTAGTGATTACGAATTCTTGAGGCTTTCAAGGAACTGATTGAACATCAGGAACGCCTTAGCTTCGTCAATTTGCTTGTAATTCTTGTGGATTTCTTCAATATGCTCCTCGACAACTTGAAGTGCCTTCTGTTCCCAAGATTGCGAGGCAACGTCGAAGTAGAACTCAACACCTTCCATGATGCCCTGAACGTAGCAGTTCGGTCCTGATGGATCGGCGACAAGATCACCCGGGGTTTGAAGACGGAACTGGGCAACTTCCATGATGCCTGCCGAGTTCTTCTTGACCGCCCCAAGACCACGCGAGGAAATGCCAAGGTTGGCACCTTCTTCGATGAGGCCCGCAACGATCTTGCCCATTGGCAGGGATGTCATGACACGCGCGCGACCGACAACGTCGTTGCCTTCAACGCGAAGATCAGTGAACATATGCGAGGCCCGCTCAAGGCTAACAGTCGGGGTTGTCGGATGGTCCAACTCACCGTATGCCTTGTTGCGATTGATGTACTCTTCAGTATATCTATCAACTTCCTGAGAAAGAATTTCGGTCGGGTAAATGCGTCCATTACGGTTCTTGATATTACCCTGCATGATGATGCCTTCGATGAAGTATTTCTTTGCACCATCTTCCGTTGTTTCTTTAAGGAACTGGATAGTTTCAGTAAGTTCCGTAATGAGAAGCATAGACATTTGAATTAGTCTCCCAAAGCCACAAGAGCTTCAAAGTTATCCTTCGAAGATTTGATTTCTTTTTCCATGCCCGACTTGTCCTGAGTGCTGGCATAGACCTTTTCGAGACGGCTGATCGCGTCACGCGTGACCACGGTCTGTGTGCCGTCTGTGAACTTCAGAACGCCAACCTTCAGGTTCAGACCTTCCAGCAAGGCTTCCTTGACCAGAGCATCGACCGTCTCGTAGACAACCGCGTCTTCACCGTCCTTGTAGTCGGCATCGCGCGTTTCGTCTTTTTCGGTCGGGACTTCCTTCTTCGGGTAGACCTTCTGATCGACGTTGACGACGTGCTTCTTGATGAAATTTCGTTCTGCTTCGGAGCGCGGTGCTTCGACCGTCTCCAAGAACTGTTTAAACGTCTTCATTAGTCGTCATCTCCATCGTCGTCGTCCGACTTGTCCTTGGACTTTTCATCCTTGTCGTCTTCATCGTCTGACTTGGACTTCTTGTCGTCCTTGTCATCTTCGTCTTCGTCCTTGTCGTCATCCTTCTTGGCGAATGGATTTTCACCTTCGCTAAGACGGGCGCGCTTTGCCTGAACGGCGGCAACAACCTTTTCCTGAATGCCAGCAACCATCAGGTCGCCGAAGCGGGAAGCGTTGCCTTCCTTGGCAAGCTGTACAAGTTCAAGTGCTCTACTCATTTATTCAGTCTCCGTTTTAGTTTTTGGCTTGGCGGGCTTGTTCTCCGTCGCCTTTTGTGCCGGGGTTTCTTTCGGTGCAGCCGGGGCAGGAGCGGTTTGGATCACCAACGTTTGCGCCGGGTTATTGGCAGTCGGATCGACCTTCTCTTCATCATCCGAACCAAAGGCTTCCTCATCGGCAGCGTCTTCCGCTATTTCTTCTTCGATTTCCTTCTGGATTTGCTCAATTTCTTCTTCGGTCTGTTGAAGAATGTGCTTGCGAACCCATGCGCGCGAGAGGTACTTCTTTTCAGCGCCAACATAGGCGTCGGCTTCGTCAAGAAGGTTGAACCGTTCGCGAAGGACTTCGATGTTCTTCAGTTCTTCGAAGTGGTTATCAAGGCTGTAATCGTACTTGATCGTGTCCTTGATTTGCTCCCAATCGTCAGGGGTGATGATGCCCTTCAGGACCAGTTGCTTTTCAAGATACCTATCGAACAACATGGAAAAGCGGGTGCGCAGACGACGAATGAACTTCGAAAATTTCACTTCTTCGCGGCTGATTTCCGAGGAGCGACCGACGTTGAACATCGAATCACCCGACATGCGCGTTTCCGGTACACGAAGAGACTTGTAAAGCTTCTTCTGCATGTACTCGACATCGGTCATTTCCCCGAGGTTGGCACCACCGGCAAGCGGCTGAATTTCCGTTCCGCGACCACCTTCACGACGGGGCAACCAATAGTCATCGGTCATCGTCATGAAATTACGGTCGTCCCGGATTTCCCCGGTCGAAGCGTTATATGCCAGCTTGTTCTTATGGCGGGTCATCATGTCCCGCATGTACTGTTCCGCCTTGACCTTCGGTAGATTGCCCACGTCGATGTAGAACGCGCGGCGTTCCGGAGCACGAGCAATACGATAGATCACAGCGGCATCTTCCAGCATGCGAAGCTGATTGAGCGCCTTGTAGGCTTGATGCAGGTACGACAGGATTTGCGTGTTACGCTCATTCACCAGACCGGAGTTAACGGTGATGATTGAGTCCTTGGCAATCTTGAGTCCCTGAAGAACCGAGGTGTTGTTTCCCTTGATCGGATCGTATCCAGAGATGGACGTATCCATGAAGATGAAATATTCATTCTTCAGCTTCTTGACATAGATTTGACCTTCCCGCACTTGATCATATTCCTTGACCTTGCGCATTTTGGTCGGATCGATGAAGCGAAGCTCCTTGACGCCCTGCTTCGGGTTCTGTTCGTCAATGATCACATGGTAGTAGGAGCGCCCATCGACGTACCACTGCCGGAATTTTTCATAGCCGGAATTGGAGAAGTCGAGAAGCTGAAGACCATATTCGAATTCAGCGACGATCTTCTTCTTGATAGAGTCAGGATACGGCACGTCATCGACGTTGATCGTCACAACGGCTTCGGTGTCGCCAACGTTGATCGCCTCGTTGACAATGTCGTCAACTGCCGAATTGACTTCGGCGTTGAGCATCATCGTCCGATACTTGAAGATCAGATCGTTTTCGGATTGTGCTGTGCCTTCGATGTCAACGAAAGCCGACTGGTTACCACCAGCCGCAACGATAAGAGCGCCGTCATCGTCCTGTTTTTCAACGAACGAATGCGGTTCTTCTACCGGGGACTTTCGTTTAATTTCGAAACCAAAAAGTTCAGCCATTATTCACCTGTAGGGACCGGTGGATTAAACCCACCAGTCATATTGGAACGTGACCTGAAATTCTTCGATTTGGTCAGTCGTTTCCCATGCGAGTTCGATTGCACTAACAGCAGACGGGAAGAGACCATCGAAGGTCGCGGTCTTCACAACGTTGTCGTTGAGATCGAATTGACGAACCAGCGCCTGCGACTTATAGAGAGCCGGGGAAGTGCTGGCGAAAGTGCCGGTTGTGTCCGATACCGGGTGGATTGCCCGGAACCATGCAACAATCGCATTGCGAACTGCAAAGTCATTGTCGTTGATAATCGTAACTACCCACTCTTCATATGTAGGGTCGCCAGCCAGCTTGATTTTGCGTCCCTTGTACGGAACTTCAACCGTGCCAGCAGTCAGAGCCGGGAACGAAGCCGCCTTGCAAAGGAAGGGAATCTTCAGGTCCGAACTGGAATCCCAAGGATTGGTGATTTGCACTTCAAACTTGGAAGCGCGGGCACCACCAAAGGTCAGGTTTGCCCTGAAGTCATTAACGTTAAAGCTCATGGATTTAGTCTCCAAATTATTCGAATAATTCAAACTATTTAGGGTTATTTAGACCGCGCCTGTTGACATGGTTTAAAAATTGGGTATTGTCGCCCAAACCCAATACAAATCTCAATAAAAGGAAATTCAGTTGAAAAAGATTTTGTTTGCCCTGCCGGTTGTCGCTCTTCTGGCGTCGTGCGGGGTCAATCCTCATGCCGCCAAGTCGGCAATCGAGGCGTACGGCATGACCAACGTGGAGATCGGCGGCTATGCGTTCTTCGGCTGTGGTAAGGATGATTTCTCATCTAGCTTTAAGGCGACCGGGGTCAACGGCAAGCCAGTGAGCGGTGTCGTCTGTAGCGGCTTGCTCAAGGGCGTCACGGTCCGGTTCGACTGATATGATGATTTCTCAAATCGCCGGGTGGATCGGCTTGTGGTATCTCTCCGGACTTTTCGGGGCGATAATATTTCTCCCGGTCGTCAAGACACTCAACTTCTATGTCACTGTAGGGGACATCTTGAGGGTGCCCCTCTATGCCATGCTTGGACCGGTCATGCTGGTGATCGGATGTTGTGGTTATGTCGCGATTGCCATCTTCTGGTTGGTCGATAACGTTTTCTCCAATATAGATTTCGATAAGATCGTCTGGAAATGACGCTTGACAGGTCTTGGAATTCGTTTTAATAACGAGTTATAGAGGCAACCAAAGAGGTCTGACATCCATGGCACGCAAGGTAAACCACGAAATCTTCGGCGCACTTGACATCCTGTTCAAGGCTAGTAAGAAACTTGAGCGACGGGTTGGCGCAAAGAACCGTCGTTACCTTATCTCCGGGGTGATCAGTAAAGCCGAAGTTGATGAGGCACGTCACGCAAGAAACGTCGCCTTTGACAAGCGTTACGCCGCCATTTACCGCGCTTTAGCATGAACAACTTTTAATCATTTTTGGGGTTCTCCCCAAAAACTTTTTGTGCTTTACTCCCTCGCGTTGGGAACAACATTGGGAGAATAATAGATGCTGAAATTGGTGCGGTATACCGTCGCTGAAGGCGGAGTCTCCGAAACGAACGGTGGAGACTTTGTCAGGTTTAGCGACGTTCTTGAAATGATCAACAGTGCTGCGTTGCTTGTCGCCGGTTTCGATGGTGGAGTCGGTGGCAAGAGTATGAAGCCATTCGTTGAAGCCGGGGTGGTGTTGGATGTGATCGAACGTGATATCGAACGCGCCAACTACATCACCCGGAACTTCGTCACGGCGAACGCGTAATCAAGTTTACCCCGCGTTTTGGGGAGCAGCGCTAGGTTGGTCTTTGTGATCGACCTAGCGTTTTTTATTTTAAATAATGATTGACAGGAAGCAGAATTCGTTCTAAAAACAGGTTATAGAGAACCTGTTAGAAAGAGAGCGAATATGTTCACTCGTGAAAAGCTTCTGAAAAAACTCTACTCCAAAACCCATAAAGACTTCAAAGGCGTGATCGACGGCGTCAAGTACGTCCTTGTCTATCGTCAAGGAACCTGTTCCGTTCCGCTCGACAGCCTCACCGACAAAGAAATCTATCGCATGCTTCCGCAAGATATTCGCGAGCAAGCCTATCCGGAAGGATTGAAATGACAACCTCTTTACGTCTGATGCCCGAACGGGTTGATCTTGGACGATCCTACAACTCAACGATGGCGGGTCCGATCCATCGCCGCAAGGAATATCTTGCCGGGAAGTCGTTCACCGAGAACAACTTCGGCTATCGTGAAATCATGGGCTTCTTCCTGCCGACTTGGCAGCGCGGCAAGGTCTGGACTGAACGCCAGCAGATTTCCTTCATGGAATCGGCATGGCGCGGCATCAACCTTGGAACCTTCACCTACAACACGGCGGAAATCGGTTCTCCATACGACAACCTTCTGATTGATGGACAGCAGCGCATGACCGCCCTTCAGGACTACCTTGACGGCAAGTTCAAGGTCTTCGGCTTCCTCTATTCCGAGGTGACCGACGTGGATCGTCGCATGTTCGAAATGACGACGGTCTTCGCCAGCTATGAAACCCAATCCGAAGATGAAACCTATCTTCGCGAATATTACAACATGCTAAACTTCGGCGGGACCGCCCATAAGGAAGACGAACGCGCATGATCGATGATCCAAATATTCCGCGCGAGACGCGAGAAGACGCCATGTATTTCGATGTGCCACATGAGTTCACTCGGCATAGCGACCATGTCAACCTGTCCTATATTCTCAGTAAATGGGAAGAGGTGAAGGAAGCTCATCCTCATCTGACCATGGATGATGTGACGATGTTCATTTCGACGTACGATTATAACCCAACCGAACTCCAATTTATGTTCCGCCGCGCGGAGAACGACTCCGAATATTCAAAGCGTCTTTACTATGCGCGCCAGTCTGAAGAACGCAAGAAGAAGAAGGCAGCGACCGCCGAACAGAAAGCCAAGGACAAGGAAGAACAGGAGCGGGCGACACTTGCCAAGCTGAAGGCAAAGTACGAAGGAGAGACCGAATGAGTAAACGATACCGGGTGCTTGAAAGCAGTAGCTGGAATCCAAACGTCGAAGTGCGGTTTGAAACCGACTCGCTGGAAGAGCTTCGGGAGTGGTGGCGGACCGCTGCTATTTCGGTCCATACATTGGTCGAAGACACTCACGCGGAGAAGAAGGATTGACCGAGCTAGGAACCGTTACCTACGAAATCGAGCCGTGGAACGGTAAGGTCAAGGTCGTCTCTCAGGTCTGGAACACCGGCATGTTTGGTGCCCCGCAATGGTTCAGGAATGAGGTGGCGATCTGCAACACCGAAGCCGATGCCCGGATACTGATCGAAAAGATTGATACAAAAAAACCCGGGCGATGAACCCGGGTTTAACCTTTCATTTCGTTGTGGACGGCGATCACCATCAACGCAACCATCATGGCGAAGATCAAAGCCCCGCCACCAGCTTGTAAGATCATCTCCATTGTCATCGCTTGCAAACGATGACTACCGGAGCCGGTCGCTCGACGCGAAGTCCGACATTGAACTTGTCACCATCGGGGCTGACTTCAAACACGTCAAAGGCGAAGTAACCAACCTCAAAGAGGCGACCGGCGATCTCCTTCGCATGTTCTATCGCCAGTTCATGGTCATCGGAACGAAGAATGATATCGAGGTGCGGTGCTGTGACACTGCCGGAAGCACTAAGAACGTATTTTGGGAATTTCATGTTGAGGCCCTTTCTTGGGTTAGACGTATTATGCCTAGATGCTTTCGGCAAGATTGCTGGCACCCAACCACAAACATGTGGCGGGTACGAGCAACAATTTGGGGTTAGACGAAGGCAACGTTGGTGCCGACTGGCATGTTAACCGGGACACCGGCATCTGCCATTATGAATTCGAATTCGTAGCCGGTCAGGGTGCCTCTTGTGCATTTCTTGGCGACGGTCGAACCGACATAGAGCTTGCCGTCTTTAAGACCGCCGAGGACGACCTTGCCTGTGTAGTTCTTGCCCTTCACGAAACGTTCAGCAGCGGGGCAACCGGTCTGGAAGTACATCTTGCCGTTCAAGCCGTCGCTATCCCAACCGTAGGGCTTGTAGGCGAACACGGCAACGTTGGCTTTCGTGCCGTCTGTGAGCTTGACGGTCTTGGCGGTGACTTTGTAAACATATTCGCCCATGGCGGTATCTCTCTTTTCGGTTGGGTTAGAAGGCAATCAGCGAGACGATCTCTGTTACGATATCTTCAATCGAGAAGATCGGGTAGACTACAAACAAAAGCTTTTTCTTCAGGAGGGGAAGCACGTCTCGCGTCTCTCGTTTCTCTCTATGATTAGAACATAGAACCAAAACGAATTATGGTCAAGAGGAAATTTCAAATTATTTCGAATTATCTCTTCAGGAGATAGTCGGCTTTTTTGTGAAGCCGGTTGACGAGCTGTTGTGTCGCCGTGTCGAGCTTTGACGCTGGTAGTTCAGAACCGGTCGCATTATTGACCATGTCTCTCAAGTTTTCCCAATCGACAATGCGCCCTTGGTTCACGATGGACCGCTCAAGCCGGTTAAGGATTTCTTTGATCTTCATGAGAGGCCCCTTCACTTGACCGTGACGCTCTTTGCGCCCTGATAGATCATCTTGTCGTGCTGGAACTGGCTGATCGGATAGCGAAGACCATCGACATAGGTCCAGTAGTTCCAGCGAGCCGACGAATATTCGCGGTAGACGGTTTCTTGGGTGGCGTACATCTTTGAGGCCCTTTCGATTAGGCAGCAACGCGGAAGGCGGCGGCAAGCTCACGAAGCTTGGCGGCTTTTTTCATGTTCGGGCTAACATAGCCCTTGCTTTCGAGGATGGTCAACGGCGCTTCACGACGCACTTCAAGACGCTCAACATACTCTTCAACAGAGAAGTTGTTGATCAGGAACGTCAAGAAGGAAGCTTTGGAGTTCTTGTTACCGGCGCGGAACCGGGCGATGAACTGGTTGGTGCCGTCTGGCATGACGTAGGTCAACCACATGCTGGAGTAGAGGAAGGAAGAACGTTCGAATTTCATGGCAGAAGCCTTTCTTTGTTTCTCTCTATGCCATTAATTTAAAAAATTCCCCGGACAATGTCAACAGGGAATTTGAAATTATTTCGAATTTTCTACGATGCTAACTTTGATCGTGACTTCGGCATGGACTATTTCGTCCTTCTCCGGGTCGGCGACCTGAATGGCATCAACGATTGCGCCGAAGCGTTCTGCGTCCAGCACATTCGGCACCAGACCAGCACCATAATCGGTGGTGTACCAACCGCCGTGGACGCGCCGAACCGCGAAGAATTTAGTCGTTTCGACTTCGATCATGCATACCTTCCTTTCAGGTAACCGTAGGGGAGACCGAAGTTGTATTCGATGTGTTCTTGGTCGGGCTCATCCGCCATGTCTTCGGACTGCAACAGCCAACGATAGGCGGTGGCTTCGTCGGCGGCACCGAGACCGAGGTTTTCGGCAATGCGCGAGAGGAACTTGACGACGGCGCGATTTTCACGATCTTCGTCGTCTTTAATCGACTGCTCGACAACGACGTTCATGTATTCGGCTTCTTGCTGAAGTTCGGCGTAGGACATCTCGGTCAGACGCGTGTAGGCGTCCCCGCGTGGCTTGAAGCCGTAGGCGCTCTTGTACTGTTCTACGAGGATGGAAATGAGTTCGTCTTTCTGCGAAAGTTCGTATGTCATGATGAGAACCTTTCTCTGAATCTCTCTATAATTCGTTTTTATAGTAAGTTCAAAGAAAGGTCAACATCTAATTTCAAATTATTTCATATTTCTTGCGATCAGTACCAAGTAGACGAGGCGGTTCGGACCTTCAAGGGTTTTGACACCCATGCCGTCCCGTTCCAGACCTTCACCGTTTTTGACACCCATGCCGTCCCGTTCCAGACCTTGGTGAGCGAACCGGTGACGATATCGCTTGGTGTCGAGCCGTCAATAAGGAGAAATCCTGTCGGGGCTGATCTGGCGTTCGTGGTAGGTCTGATACCGACTTCGACTTCTGCCCCGGTAACAGTAGATAAATCAAACTCTTGCGAGACATAATCGAGTGCGGCACCCGCGATATTGCAACCACCTGTTCCAGTCGAGGGATTGGCGGTTCCTATACCATTATGGTCGAACCACCCGAGATTGTTTATGCGGAACCAAATCTTGCCTGCCGTCTGGTCGATAGCAATATCGAGCGTGCTTGTTGCCGTCCAAGTTACGCCCGAGAAGGAGTACACCGGACCCTCGTTGATAGGATACATCACGACCGCCCCGGTAGGGGTGTAAAGATCAAAATAAAAATTATCAGAACTCGTAGAGCTATAAAGGTTGAAGTAGTTTCGGTGATCCGTTGGAAATTTAAAGAAATCCACTTCGAAATAGAACTTGCCCGAAGAAGGTATCCAATTTACGTCGGTAGTCGCGCTAACGCCACCCATGGCATTATTGCTATAATAGCGAGCTTCCGTTACACCTTGATAGGTAGAGAGTGTTTCGGCACCATCAGAGCGTGTTGCATCCCAACCCAAGTCGGCAGCTACAGTCGGCGGT